CACAAGATAAAGGGACTGAATTATGGGTAGAGGAATTATATATAAATGTTTTAGAAGATTTATACGATGCGGGTAAAGTATATGGATTAGATATTACATTTAATGGTATTGAAGTTAGTGACATTCATAATCTTGATGATTATCAAGAACAATGGAAATCTGGTGAATCTCCTTATGTATTATCTGAATTAAGAGGTAATAAACTACAACGACTATTTAGATTTATTACTATTTCGGATGGAGACGCAGCAAATTATGATGTTAAATTTTCTATTGTTAATATTAATCCGGGAAATAAGACATTTGATTTACTGGTAAGACGATTTTTTGATAATGATGATAACATTTCTACTGTAGAAAAATATTCTAGAGTTAGTATGGATCCAACCGATAACGGATTTATTGGAAGAAAGATAGGTACTGCAGATGGTGAATTTCCATTAAGAAGTAGATATATTATGGTAGAATTAGCAGAAAACTTTCCAACAGATGGTATACCTACAGGTTTTGAGGGTGTAGTAAATAGAGAATATATTGGTGACAGAGCATCTATGCCACCACCAATAGAATATAAAACTGCATATCAAACTGGTATTAATGTTTCTAAATTAAGAAAAAGATATTTAGGGTTAAATTCATTAATAGGAGTAGATCAAGATTTCTTCGATTATAAAGGATTAAATGCGATTAATAGTGGGGTATGGACTGGTAAAACAGATGGTTTCCATTTAGATGTAAATGCGTTAGGTGCTGAAATTTCAGCGGGAGATGCAAGTTATTTCCCTACTTTACAAGTGGGTATATCGGCCTTTACTACAGATGCAAGTTTAGTTGGTGGTCCTTATGAAAAATTATCGGCAAGGAAATTTACTTTCGCTCCATTTGGTGGATATGATGGTTGGGATATATACAGAACTCAACGAACCAATTTAGATAGTTATACTAAAAATGGAAGTAAGGGATCACAAGGATTAACCCAAGGAACCTTTACTACATACACTACTAGTGAAGGTGATGAAGGTATTACTTCAGATTACTATACATTCTTAGAAGGATTATATACTTATAACAATCCTGAAGCAGTTAATATAAATGTATTTGCCAGTCCCGGTCTTGATTTACGTGATAATATAGATTTAGTGGGGAATGCGGTTGATGTGATTGAAAATGATAGAGCAGATTCATTATATATTATTACAACACCAGATGTGGATGACGATGGATTTGCATTAACTCCAGATGAAGCAGTTGATATTGTTGAGGATTCAGATATAGATAGTAATTATTCCGCCACTTATTGGCCGTGGTTACAAATGAATGATACTGAAAATAATATGTATGTATGGTTACCACCTACTTTAGAGGTAGTGAGAAATATAGCACTAACGGATAACATAGCGTTTCCTTGGTTTGCAGCTGCAGGGTTAAATAGAGGTACCACAAATGCAATTAAAGCAAGAGTTAAACTTACCTTAGATCAAAGAGATGTACTTTATGAAGGTAGAATCAATCCAATGGCAACATTCTCAGATGTGGGAGTAGTAATATGGGGTAATAAAACACTCCAAGAAAAAGAAACCGCACTTAATAGAATTAATGTTAGAAGGTTGTTGTTACAAGCTAGAAAACTTATTTCAGCAGTTTCTATTAGATTGTTATTTGAACAAAATGATGATGTTGTTAGAAATCAATTCTTAAGCTTAGTTAATCCTATTTTGGATAATATTAGAAAAGAAAGAGGGTTAATTGATTTTAGGGTGGTATTGGATGATACTCCAGAATCTATTGATAGAAATGAGTTAAATGGTAGGATATTTATTAAACCAACTCGATCATTAGAATATATTAGTATAGAATTTAATATTACTAATACTGGTGCTAATTTTGATGATATTTAATAGGTATTATCATTTAGGTATTATAATTAAACCCACTAAGGTGGGTTTTTTTATTTATAATAATATTTATTAAATATGAAAATCATACTCACAGAATCCCAATTAAATTTGTTAATACACCATAGTGTTGGATTGGGGAGTAATTCATATAAAAAAATTATTACAGAAGGGGCTGGATGGAAAGCATTATGGCAAGCCGTTAAAACTAGTGTCAAAGAAGCTCCTGAGGTTACCTTTGGTTTATTAACTAAATCTTATATAGGAAAGGTAAATAAAGTATTAAACAACATTCCTCCCGGTCAAATAGTGTTAGGGACTCAACAAGCACAGAAAATTATGAATATTGCTAAGGGATTAGCAACCAACCCTGTTGTTAAAGATAATATTCTACAATTACTTAAATTAACTAAGATCCCCCTAGATAGTCCCAATATTGAAAATATAACAAATATGTTAATAAACATGCAGTCCTTAATATTAAGAGGAGTGGCTAGAGGAGATAATGCCACTATAATTGCTAAAGATATTAATGCAATAGCGAAAAGTACTTCTCTTAATGCGGCAGATATTACTAGTTTTGCAGATTTAGTATTTAAAAGTACTAAAATTAATAAAATTTTAGGAGGATCAAAATTTGAAGTCGCGCAACAATTTATTGATAAAGTAAATAAACTGAAACCTAATTATATTGCTAATCATGGTATTGATAATTATAATGCTTTAAAACAACAATTTATTGATAATATAATAAATAAGGATGAATTTCTTACAATGTTAAAAGGGAATAAACCTATCAGTGCCACTGTCAAAGCTTTAAAACCTAAAGGAAGTGTATATGGAGATATAGGAAAAGGTAATAAGGTAATTAATGAAATTCTTTTTGTACAAGACAGTAAACAATACATTACATTAGTTAAAACTAAAGATGGTGTATTAAGACCTTTTTATATGCGAACGGGAAGCGGAACACGAGCGGGGGATAAAGCAGAGGGGTGGGCATCGGCCGGTCAGTGGGTACCTTATTTTGGTCATGCAGACTTAGTTAGTAAAGGTGATGGTCACATTAAAGATGGTTGGTTTATTAAACCCAATACTGGGAGACAAGGATTATCTGGTGACGATGTAATCTCTAAAGATTTAGGGAGTGTAATGGGAGTAAACCAACAAATAAGTGGTAAAAATTATGGTGAGTTTGGTGTTCCCAAAAATAATATAACTAATATATCCACTTCAGGAGATGCTAATGCTTGGTTAAGAAGTAAAGGATATGATCCTAGCACCAATTCCTTAACCACAGAACATTTATACAATAATGGAATATTAAGATATTGGAATTTTGATGGAATGCCTTAAAATATGAAACTTAAACTAACAGAATATCAACATAAATTATTATTAGAATTCCAAAAAAGAGCTTATTCATTTGATTGGGACGATAATATATTAATAATGCCTACCAGAATTTATTTGGAGAAAAAAGCAGGTAAAGGGTGGGTACCAATATCGGTATCTACTGAAGAGTTTAGAGATATTAGAAAATTAATAGGAGATAAATTTAGATATGTAAATAATAATCCCTTTTCTTCATTTGTGGATTTTAGAAGTTATGATGCATTTATTAATGATACAAAAGAGTCTTTAAAAAATAATAAATATGGTCCTAGTTTTGATAAATTTAAAGAGGCACTATCTTATGGAAGTGATTTTTCTATTATTACGGCTAGGGGAAATCCCCCTAATGCGATTAAAGATGCAATTAAAATAATAATAGAGGAGGAGTTAAGTGATGAAGAAAAATCTCAGATGAAGGCAAATTTATATGGAACCTCTATTGATCAATATCTTAATTTACAAAATTACTATCCTATTTCTTCTGATGCGTTTATGGAAAAATTTAATATAAAAGCGGAAGCTAGTGATCCTGAAATATCCAAAACATTAGCATTAAAAGATTTTGTAGATAGGGTGGTTAAAGAAGTAGATAAAATAAAAGATGAGAGTGAATTTACGGGTTTAAGTATAGGATTTAGTGATGATGATCTTGGAAATGTAGACTCAGCAGAAAAATATATAGAAGAAACATTAAAAGGATTATACCCTGATGTGAGGTTTTTAGTATATGATACATCGGACCCTTACAACCCTAAGAAAAAAAGAATTATAATAAAGAAGTAATTTTTTTCAAAAGCTGAATATTTATAAATAAAGAATAAAACAATAAATTAAAAAAATAAAAAAATGGCAGATTTATTAATGAGAATGCCGGTTCCTTACGAACCATTAAGGAAAAATAGATTTATCTTCAGATTTCCGGATGATTTAGGAATTCAAGAATGGTGGGTTTCTACAGGTTCACGGCCAAAATATACTAGTGATGAGGTAGCAATACCTTTTCTTAATACTGAAACTTATGTAATAGGGAGATTTAGATGGGAAACTATTTCGGTAGCATTTAGAGATCCGATTGGTCCTTCAGCTACTCAAGCATTAATGGAGTGGATAAGATTACATTCTGAATCAGTAACAGGAAGACAAGGATACGCAGCAGGATATAAAAAAGATGTAGAATTAGAAATGTTAGACCCAACTGGTGTGGTAGTTCAAAAATGGATCTTACAAGGAACACAGATTAATGACGCTGATTTTGGTGGGTTGGATTATACTTCAAGTGATTTGGCAGATATAACTCTTACTTTCCGATTTGATAGGGCTATTAATGTATTCTAATACATTTTTATTAAAAATAATTTTTAATAAATTTATTATATAAAGCCACTTCTATGTGGCTTTTTTATTGCCGATTAATATTTATATAAAAATACTAATATAAATGAAATCTAAATTTAAAAATGTTAACGAACAAATAGAAAGAATTAAATCCTTATTTACGGAAGATCGATTATATGGTAATCTTATTAATGAACAGTGTAGTAGTGCAGAAGAAGCTATCGATTATTTAGAAGCTAAAGATTATATTGTACAGGAACCAGGTTCCAGCGCCACAAAGGCAGTTAAAAGAGAATTATATGGATGTTTGACTGATGATTCGTCAGGTACACAAGTAGATACCGATTTGGGAAGGGTATATAAAGAAGTTAAATCATTAGCAAGTAATATTAAAATAGAAATTAGAGAAGAGGGGGGAACCTGTATATTACTTTTTTCTCTACGCACCCCTTGTGATTTAAACATGCAAGATAGTATGGTGGCATCTATATATGTAGATGAGAGTGTATATAAACTACAAGTGTTATATCGTATATGGAAGTTTGATCCTAGAATTAATGCATCTATGGGGGTTCAATGGGTAGGATATGAAGGTGAAATAAATATCAGCACTAGTCCTATGAAATATCAGAATTTAGAATATAAGGGATTGTATACTAAAAATGGGACTTATATTAATGGGACTCAGACATTAGAGGATAAGTATTTGCAAAGTTATAATTTTGCCAACCCATGTAAAGTAACTGGAACTGAACCACCAGGGGGATTCTGGCCGACGTTAAAAAATTTATTATTTGAACAAACTGATATGATACCAGGCACTGGTACTCTTATTGATTTATTAGGAAAAATTACATGTATCTCTGGTATGGGTGGAAGGTGGAAATGGGTAACATCCACACCTTGTGTATAATATAAAAAATGAAATAAAATGAAAAAGATTAATAGTTTAGAAGATCAGTTAAAAAGGATGAAGTCATTAATGACTGAAGAAAGATTGTATGGTAATCTCATACATAATGAAGAAAAAAAAATTGTTTTACAAGAACAAAGTATAGTTAAAAGAATATCTAGGATGTTAAAGGGTCCAGATATTAATATACCTAAATTAAATAAG